AACCAATTAAATTCAGATTCAGATCAACCTAGTAATATTGTTTCGTTTAGATCTAATTTAATTCATTAGAGATTCCTGATGGGAATCATTATTCACTAAGAATGTTTTTACCTTCGACCTTAGAAGCTTTACCAGATTGATATTTTTTACGCTTGTTTCTATTTTTGATTCTTTTTGTGGCAGACCATAAATCAATTCCTTGATTTGCTAAATTATGAATATCAATATGACATTTTCTACAAACTGGAACAAGGTCGACTGCTATATTTTCATTACCTAATCTTTTATATGTTCGGTGATGTAAATCAAGAGGCACATCACCTGCCATACAACAATAACAATTCCACTTTGAAGTTCCTTTGTAATGTTTATATAGATTTGAATTATAAAATTGTTTTCTTTTAGATTGCCACTCGAGTGAATTTATATATTTTATATACTTTGAATATTTCATTAGGATATTCTCATTTGGATTTCTTTAGGATATTCATCAAGATATTCTTATTTGATATTCATTGTTGTTATTCCGTGCTTTGAATACACTTCACCTATCCGCAGGAAAAGTGTTCGAAAACATCTGATTAGATCAACCTCAAATGAGGTAAGGGGGGTTGCCCGCACGGGGTCAGCTTTCGCCTACTGCCTCTCCTTTTACGATCCGCTTAAGCAACGGCACCTTTATGAAGCCAATCAGACGACATTCACAAAGGTCGAGGGTTGCAGGTAAACAGAGCCCTCATCCTGATGATAATTATTTGACAAAGTGGCGTTTCACCTTTGCCACTACCATGATATATTGTTGGGCCTAACTCGATCCGCACAAGCGTCAACTCAATGAACTTCGAAACTTGGGCTCCACGCGAGGTTTGCATCTCTCAAAAGAATATGTATAGGTTTAATATTATACCACGCGAATATAGATGTCAACAACTTTTTTCGTCAATTGTGATATTTTTTTACTATATCATATAAAAAAATCTATGTCAACAACTTTTTTTGGTTGACATCACATTTTTTTCGGTGTAGAATGAATCAAATATTTGTAGGGGTTATTATGAAAGAAAAAAAGAGTTACGTCAACAATCAAGAATTCTCTCAGGCCGTCGTTGATTACGTTCGTGAAGTTGAGCGTGCGGAAAAATTCAAGTACAATTACGTTCCCGTTGTTCCTGATTATATTGCTGAATGCTTTCTGAAAATTGCTACCGGTCTTTCACGTAAGCCAAACTTCTCTCGATACACATTCAAAGATGAAATGATTATGGACGGCGTAGAAAACTGTCTACGAGCCATTCGTAATTATGACATTGAAGCGGCGACACGTACCGGTAAGCCAAACGCATTTGGATACTTTACGCAGATCATCTACTATGCGTTTCTTCGTCGCATTCAACGAGAAAATCGACAACAAGACATCAAACTGAAGTACATGACCAGTGCTGGTGTTGAGCAGTACATGAATATTTCAAACGACAGCCACATCGAGCAAGCCGCAGCATTACATTTTGTTGATAAGTTACGATCAAAAATTGATGACATTAAGAATTATGACCGAGCAATCAAAGAATTTGAGGCGGAGGAAAATAAGCGTGAACGGTTAAAACAAATACGTCTTGCCGATTCAAATCTTGAGGAATTTATCAATGAGTAAAATCGCAATCATAAACGATACACATTGCGGTATTCGTAATTCCTCTGATATTTTTCTCGACAATGCCGCTATGTTTTACAACAAGACGTTTTTTCCTTACTGTGTCGAAAACAATATCAAACAGATTATTCATCTTGGCGATTACTACGACAACAGAAAACATTTAAACATCAAATCGTTATATCGAAATCGTAAAGACTTCATCGAACCGATGATTGATAATGGAATGACGATGGATATCATTCCAGGCAACCACGATACATATTTCAAGAACACAAATGAGATCAATTCTCTAAAAGAAGCTCTCGGTTTTTTTATCAATGAAATCAATATTGTTCAGCAACCCCGAGTAATCGAGTATGGTAAAACTCGGATTGCTTTGATACCTTGGATCAATCAAGAAAATTATCAATCAACAATGGAGTTTGTTTCCAGTTGCAATGCTGATATCCTCGGCGGTCATCTCGAACTGAATGGGTTTGAAATGATGCGAGGAGTTACCAACAATCACGGCATGGACGCAAAGTTGTTCAACCGATTTGAGCTAGTGCTTTCTGGTCATTTTCATACAAGATCGAGCCGGGACAATATCGTATACCTTGGATCACAGCTCGAGTTCTTTTGGTCTGACGCCCATGATGACAAATTCTTTCATGTGCTTGATACTGAAACAAGAGAACTAACAAAGGTACGAAATCCGCATCGGTTGTATGAAAAAGTTGTTTACAACGACAGCAAAGTAGATTATAGTCGTTTTGATTATACCATCTTTGATCAGAAGTTCGTTAAGGTAATTGTTGCAGAAAAAAATGACACGTATCTGTTTGATAAATTTATCGACAACATTCAAAAACAATCAATTCACGAACTAAAGATTGCAGAAAACTTCAATGAATTCCTCGGTGATAATGTTACAGATTCGGACGTGTATGTTGAAGATACTTCGACTCTTTTGAATAACTACATTGATGCTGTCGACACTGACTTGGATAAAGATGTAATCAAGAACGAAATTTATGACCTTTTAAAACAAGCTCAGACACTCGAGATTCAATGATTGTATTTAAGAAACTTCGTTATCGCAACTTCCTTTCGACTGGCAATAACTTTACAGAAATCGACCTGACAAAGTCGAAACGAACGTTAATTGTTGGTACAAATGGTAGTGGGAAATCGAGCATGTTAGATGCTCTGTCTTTTGCTCTGTTTGGCAAACCTCATCGTAACATCAACAAACCTCAACTTGTTAATTCAATCAACAACAAAAACTGTGAGGTTGAGGTCTACTTTCAGATCGGATCGAATAATTATATTGTCCGTCGTGGGATCAAGCCCACTGTGTTCGAGATCATTCAGAACGGAAATCTGCTAAACCAGTCATCAACATCTAAAGACTATCAGAAGATTCTTGAGCAGAATATTCTCAAGCTTAATCACAAATCATTTCATCAAATTGTTGTTCTCGGAGCATCTTCTTTCATTCCTTTTATGCAGCTACGTGCATCAGATCGTCGATCCGTAATCGAGGATCTGTTGGACATTGGTGTGTTTTCCAAGATGAATATCCTCCTCAAGGAAAAGCTTTCAGCAGTTAAAGAGCAACTAAAAGATTATGACCACGAACTCGACATTGTCAGAACTAAACAACAGGCTCAAGAAAAACATATTGAGGATTTGAGACGTCTTAGCTCTCTATATCAAACACAGCAACAAGAAAAGATTGAACAAGCAAATAATCAGATTGAGCTTCTTCAGAATTCAAAAGCTGAATTGCTCAACAAGATTGATCTTGCTAATCCGTCGGATGTTGATGAACGCCATAAACAAGCACACGACAAAAAGCAATCTGTATTGTCTGAATTAACCAGTATACAGACTTCGATCAAATCTCTTGTGAAAGATGCTAAATTTTTTACTGATAATGATCAATGCCCGACTTGTTCTCAGGAGATCAATCAGCAAATTCGAGAAAGCCATATTGAAAAGGCTAAGCAAAGCGCAAAACAGCTGAAATCACAGCAAGAACATTATCAACAACTCGGTAGCCAGGTTAGCGATGATATTAAACAACTCCAGCAGTTGATTGAGAGTATTAGGCAGTATGAGACTGAAATTCAGTCAATTGATCGTGATATACACAATCAACAAAAAATTATTGAGGATACCCAAAAAGAAATTCAATCTTTGTCGAATTCCAATACGGATCTGGTTCAGGCGAAGCTTGATTATGATGCAATTTGGAACGCTCGTGAAAAAATTGTGATTGAAAAGCAGGATTTGAACGACAAGTATACATATTATCTTGCAATACACGAAATGTTAAAAGACACTGGAATTAAGACAAAGGTAATCAAGCAGTATCTACCTATAATTAACCAATTGGTCAATCAATATCTTCAGGTACTGGATTTCTTTGTGTCATTCCACCTTGATGAAAACTTCGAAGAAACGATTCGTTCTCGTCATCGTGATGTTTTTTCTTACGATTCGTTTTCTGAAGGAGAAAAATCGCGAATAGATCTCAGCCTTCTGTTTACATGGAGACAGATTGCTAAGATGAAGAATTCAGTTTCTACTAATCTGCTTGTTCTTGACGAAGTTATGGATTCAAGCTTGGATGTTGACGGTGTTGAAAGTCTAATGAAGATTTTTTACACACTCGATGATATGACTAACGTATTTGTTATTAGCCACAAAAAGGAGATTATGGAAGAGAAATTTGATCGTAGACTTACAGTCAGCAAAGATAAAAACTTCTCTATTATACATGAACAACTTAATTGATTAGGAAACCTATGAAAAACATCATCTACTCCACTATTTTTACTACCCTGATTGCAACCCAGTCGATTGCTCGTGATAATGTACAGATTGCGGGCTCTTCAACCGTTCTTCCTTATGCTTCGATTGTAGCTGAGGCGTTTGGTGAAAACTTTGAATTCCCAACTCCTGTTGTAGAATCTGGCGGCTCTTCATCTGGCCTCAAACGATTTTGTGAAGGCATTGGCATTAACACAATTGACATTGCTAATTCCTCTCGAGCAATTCGTGAAAAGGAAATTAATGCTTGTGGTGAAAACGGCGTAACGGATATTATCGAAGTTCGCATCGGCTACGATGGTATTGTCTTTGCTAGTGACATCAACGGCTTTAATTTTCAATTTACAGCAAAAGACATCTATCTTGCTTTGAACGAAAATAGTAAATTTGAAACATGGGATCAGGTTAATCCAGATTTTCCCAAACAGCCAATCCTTATGTTTATTCCTGGCACTAAGCATGGAACCCGAGAGGTTTTTGAAGAAAAGGTTCTTTTACACGGCTGTGAAGTGGTCAATGGTCCTGCAGAAACTGACGAGCAAGAAGACGCTTGTATGAATGTTCGCTCGGACGGCGTTGCTGTTGACATTGATGGTGATTATACCGAAACGCTTGCTCGCTTGCAGTCAAATCCAAACGGCATTGGAGTTTTTGGACTTTCGTTTTATGAAAATAATACTGACAAACTGCAAGTCGCCACGATGGATGATGTGCTTCCAAGCTCTGAAACAATTTCGACTGGTGAGTACCCAGTTTCTCGACCGCTGTTTTTTTACGTAAAACGACAGCATCTTGATGTTATTCCAGGCCTTCGAGAATATGTCAGCTTCTTTATGTCGGATGAAATTGCTGGTCCTGGTGGTCCTTTGTCTGAGTACGGACTTGTTCCTGATCCAGATATTGCTACTACTCAACAAAAAATTATTGACATGTGAGCTCAAAGGTGGTAGAGTTAACCCTCTACCACTTTATTTTCTTTATAGATACTTTGTCATTTAACATATGGAGTAAATTATGGAACTGACTCGTAACACTATTGATGTGCTTCACAATTTTGCATCAATTAATGGTAATATGCTGTTCAAACCCGGAAATGTAATTAGATCGTTGTCGGACTCTTCTGCTGTTGTCGGTCGAGCTGAAATTGATATGGAGATTCCTAAAGAATTCGGCATTTACGATCTACACGAATTTCTCGGTGTGATTGGGCTGGTCGACAATCCGGTGCTTAACTTTCAAAAAGACTATGTTCAAGTTGAGGATGGATCTGGTCGTTCTCGCACTCGTTATTACTATACTGATTCAACAATGTTGAAATATCCTCCGAAGGATATTAACATGCCTGAAGCAGACGTCACGTTCACTCTTGATCGTGACACTATGGCTAAGCTTTCAAAGGCAGCATCAACTCTAAAGTATAGCGAAATTGCTATTACTCCCAACGACGGTATTAATTTGTCTGTCACAGATACCGACAGTTCTACGTCACATACATATTCTATTGATGTCGCTGGTGAATATGATAAAAATGCCAACTTCAAGTTTATCATTGATATCGGTAACCTTAAACTTTTGCCAGGTGACTATGAAGTGTCGCTTTCACAAAAATTCATTTCTCAGTTCAAACATACCACTCGTGACGTTTGTTATTGGGTTGCGATGGAAAAAACTAGTACTTATCAATAGGAGATTAAAAAATGAACAAACCTGAAAAACAACTCGCTGAGCTTGCCAATCGAGCTAGTCGTTCTGCAATCGCTGTGATTGATGCAATGTCTCAGCGTGGAGCAGTTAAAGGCGAAGAGATGTTTACAATTGGGCAGCTGCGAGATCAGTTGACTCAAATCGTTCAACTCGCTGAAATGGTGCAATCTGATAGCGACGAGGAGGATTGACAGGTCATTGAAAACGTGATAAAGTATCCTTTTTGAAATACGGAGTTACACTATGAGCAATGACTATCTCTGGGTTGAAAAATACAGACCCGCCACGATTGAAGAAACAATTCTTCCGAACCGTCTGAAGCAGACATTTCAAAAGATCGTTGAGTCCGGCAAGATGCCTAACATGTTGTTGACAGGCACTGCCGGTCTCGGCAAAACCACAGTTGCTAAAGCACTGTGTAACGAATTGGGATACGACTGGATTCTGATCAACGGTTCTGATGAAGGCCGTCAGATCGATACTCTTCGTGACAAAATCAAACGGTTTGCGACTACTGTGTCGTTGACTGGATCGATGAAGGTTGTAATTATTGATGAGGCTGATTATTTGAACCAGCAGTCTTTTCAGCCTGGTTTGCGTGCATTCATTGAAGAGTTTTCAAACAATTGTCGCTTTGTTCTCACATGCAACTTCAAGAATCGAATTATTGAACCTTTGCATTCTCGGTGTAGCGTTTACGAATTCAATACGACACGAAAGGAAATGGCTACCCTCGCCGCTCAGTTTATGAAGCGTGCTCAATATATCCTTCAGCAAGAGGGTATTGAGTATGACCAAAAAGCTGTTGCTGATTTGATTATGCAGCATGCACCAGATTGGCGTCGAATTCTTAATGAATTGCAACGTACGTCAATGAGCGGTTCTGTTACAGTTCATACCGTCACCAGCCAGCCGACAAAGTTCTCTGAGCTGTTTTCCTATCTGAAGGATAAAGACTTCAAGAAGATGCGGCAATGGGTTTCGAATAATATTGACACTGATAGTTCTTCAATCATTCGTGGTATCTATGACGAAATGAGTGAACGCGTCGACAAATCTACGATACCAACTCTGATTCTGATCCTTGCTGAATATCAGTACAA